GCATTGAACTGGAATAAGTTTGGAAATGTAGCTCAGGTTCCAATGCTTGGTGATGTATTAACATTCACAAGAAATGGAGGAGGACATGTTGGTATTTATGTTGGAGAAGATACTACATGTTATCATGTACTAGGTGGAAATCAAAACAACCAGGTCAATGTGATGAGAATTGAGAAATCAAGATTAAGTCAAGCTAGAAGAACAGCTTGGAAAATAGCTCAACCATCTAATGTAAGAGTAGTAAAATTAGAAACAAAAGGAGAAATTAGTCAAAACGAAGCATAATGAAAACACCTAAGAAAAAAAAAGACATCAACATCAATATTGACACTAAGAATGTAGATATTAAAGTGACACGTAAAGATGGTGTTACAGACGTTAAAGTAGACACTCCCAAAGTAGACGTAGACTTTCATAAAGAAAGTGACTCTAAGAGCTTAAAAGTAGATACTGAGAAGGTAGACGTACAAGTTACCAATGGTGAAGTGAATGTAGATGTAAATGAGCAGTCAGGATTTGTAGGTAAGTTAATAAAATTCTTGCTTAGAAGAAAAAAATAGTTATATTTGTACGCATGTATATTGTTTGGTTACAATAACACACCCTCTTTGCCTCTTCACAATGCACACTAAGAGGGTTTTTTTATGCTATCAAATGTTAAAATATGTTAAAATGTTTGCATATATGAAAAGAGTTAATAACTTTGTTTCATAATTATTAACCAAAACAATAAATCATGGAAGGAAAAATCGTATACTTATTAGTGCTTTACAGCATAGTAGCAACAATCAAAATTTTAACCCTTAAATCAAAATAACATGCAAAATTTAATCAAACACATCATTGAACAAGAGAAACATTGCTGGGACATGTATCTATTTTCACTAAGCCAATTTGGTAAAGACTCAGAACCAGCAACAAGATGGAGATCATACTGGCATACATATTCAGACATGATTAAACAGTTCAACTTGACTGCTCCTACTAGGAGAAACCTTAGCACATTCAAGTACAAAAAGTACACAACTGTTAAAATTTGTGAACTATGATTTGCCCTGACTGCAATGGAGAAGGTACTATTGAGGTACACTTCTGCACATTTGGTAATGAAATTCACTACACAGAAGAAGAGTGTGGATGTAACAACGGAGAAATTAAAGAACATGAACTTAGCTGATATTGAGTCCTACTGGGCTAAGAGAGGCCACTTTAACATCCAACTATACATTAACTACTTAAGAGCTAAAAATGAAAACATACAGAGTCACAATGAGAGACAAGTCCTTCAAGATAGTGAAGGCATACGATCAACAACATGCCATTCTCCTAGTGGACAGATGGCCAGTATTAATCTTAAAAATTGAGGAGCTATGACACCAAAAGAGAAAGCAAAACAATTAGTAAGTAAATTTAACTTTGAACATACTGGAGACAGTTATACTATTTTTCAAAATGTTGATGAGTCAAAAAGATGTGCATTAATTGCAGTTGATGAAATAATTCAAGCAATGGACAATGTTATGTTACCTAATCCATTTAAGCAGTATTGGAACAAAGTTAAACAAGAAATACAAGAACTATGAAAGCAACACACAGAATTTGGCTTGAGGACTCAGTAGAAGAGCTAGGTGGCTTTTGGTGGTATTGTTACCTTGACCACAATGGATGCCTACAAGATGAGAAGTATCCTGATGAACTCCCTGAGACTCCACAATGGTATATTAATAATGGTTATAAAGTAGAAGAGCTATGACACCAAAAGAGAAAGCAGAAGAATTATTCAATAAGTATTATCAATATGATATTACTATAATTGGTATAGAAAGTCAATTTGAAGAAAGAGGTATATGTTTATATGATGCTAAACAACTTGCATTGATTGCAGTAGATGAATTGATAAAACAATGTTGGGATTATAGAGATATAGACTTAGAAAAAAGTTGTGATTATTGGAAAGAAGTTAAACAAGAAATACTAGCATTATAAAACTAGACAACAGATTGAAATTCCTAAATGATGCTATTATAATAGTAGCAATTCTCATTTTAATGATGTTAGTGGCTATTGCTAATGTTGACACAATTGTAAAATATATCAAGCCATGACACCTAATGAAATCATAAAACAAAGATTCCCTCATGAAAGGACTCAAGGTATTGCTGATGACTTAGGATTGACTTATTCTCAAGTAGCTAATAGAGCTTTCTCAATGGGCCTAAAGAAGACACTAGAGTTTAAAAGGTCAGACTCATCAGGTAGACAGAATTTAATTAATGGTGGTAAAAAGTTTAGATTTAAACCTGGACATACACCATTCAACAAAGGTAAAGAAATGCCTACAGAAGTTTATGAGAAAGTCAAAGCTACAATGTTTAAACCAGGTAACAGACCACATAACTGGAAACCTGACGGAACAATAGTAGAGAGAAAAGATGCTGATCAAAGTGGTAGAGTATATCTGTACTACAAGATAAGAGATAGCAAGTGGATTCTTTACCACAATAAAATATGGATTGATGCTAATGGACCAATTCCTAACAAGCACATAATAACTTTTAAGGATGGTAACACCAGGAACTGTCAACTTGAAAACTTACAATGCATAAGTATGAAGGACAATGTCTTAAGAAACAGCATCCAAAGATTCCCTCAAGACATACAACAAGTAATTAAATTAACAAGTAAATTAAATAAGAAAATAAATGGCAAGAAACAAAATCAGTGATCTACGTGACCACATGTTTGCAGCACTAGAAAGACTTAATGATGAGTCTTTAAGTAATGAACAGATAAAAGAAGAGGTAGATAAAGCAAAAGCTATCAGCTCCATTGGATCAGTTATAATCAACTCAGCTAAGTTAGAGGTAGACTTTATTAAGGCTACTGGAAGGATAGACTCAGACTCTGACATCTTTAAGAATATTGACCAAAAGAAACAAATATCATGATTGATAAAATAAAATACATGATTGAGTTATACAATCTGACAAGTAGTAGCAGGCAAAGAGACCTGGTGTACAAAAGAGACTATATCTTCTCTGAGCTGTTTAAGTTAAATTTTAACCTATGCGAAATAGGTAGAATGTTGAACAAGCACCATGCAAGTGTAATAAATGGACTTAAGATTAACAAGCAATTTCAAAATTGTGACAAGATTTATGATGACATTATTGCACCAATCAAAGACTATCTTTATCCTGGTGATGCACCAGTTGAGCTACCTAAGTACTCTATCTTTGAGGATGTTATCAATTGCAACAACACCACAGATTTAAGGATAATTAAGGAGAGAATAGCTAATGACCAGTACTTAGAGCGTGACAAGTGACAACTCTTCTTATGGGGGGTAGCTAGCTTTTTTAAAAAAACAAGGGGGACACCCCCAAAAAAAGTTGTCTAGTTGTCACGCTTTTGCTGTAACTCAATACCACTATAGCTTATAGGCGTGACAAGGAATTTTGAAGTTGTCCCATAGTTGCCACGTTTGTCACGCATTTGGATAATTAAAATTTATTATTACATTTGCAAAGGGGTTTTGGAGGCATCCATTTAAAAAGTTTTCTTGCTACTTTTCCCCTTCTTTTTTTTTAGCAAGAATAAAAGTAAGAATTATGAAAAAAATATCTGTATTCAAGTCATTGTTTAAGTCAAAAGAGACTCCATTCAATCTCAATCCAGCTGAGGTAGTTGCAAGAATAAGGTTAGGAACTCCAGAACTTATTGAAAAAATCAATCTAATTAGGTCAGTAGATAAGAAAGACCCAAGATATTCAGCATCAAAGAAAGAACTAAATGCAATAATGTTCAATGGTACTTTCTCTGAAAGGACTGCTAAAGGATTGATTGAGCACTCAGGACTTTGTGTATTAGACTTTGATGGTTATCCATCTACTGAGGTAATGGTAGCTGAAAGAGAAAGATTGATTAATGATCCCTATGTAGTGATAGTATTCACTTCTCCTGGTGGTAATGGACTAAAAGCTGTCATAAGAATACCTGAGTCAACTGCTGTAGAACATAAGAGAAGGTTTCTTGCTTACTCTGAATACTTTAAATCTGACTATTTTGACTCAAAGAATCAAGATGTTAGTAGAGTATGCTTTGAATCTTATGACCCTGAGGTGTATTTTAATGAGTTTTGTTTGGTGTTTGAAGGAATTACACAAGATAAAGGATTTGAATACATTGAGAAGCCTCCAGTGTGCATACTGCAAGATGAGAATAAGAAGCTAGAACTGATTGAAAAGTTTAAATTTAAGACTTCATTCTCAGATGGTAGTAGAAATTTCTTTATTTTTGAATTAGCATGCTGTCTTTGTGACTATGGTATCAATCAAGATGTGGCTGAGCAGTATCTGTACAATAAATACACTACAAATGAAGACTTTACTCACTCTGAAATGCTATCAGCTATCAAGTCAGCTTATAAAAAGAGCAACTTTAACAGCAAGTACTTTGAGGATAGATTGACTATTGACAGAATTAAGCTAAAAGTTAAGAATGGAGTAGATGATGAGCAAATAAAGAAGGATCACAACATAACTACAGATGTTCTAATTGACATTAAAGAGGATAGTGGTAGTGATGACATCTTTTGGACTGTATCTAAAAAAGAGATAGTAACAATTGAACCTTTAAAATACAGTAATTTTTTAGTAAAAAATGGATTTAACAAGTTTTATCCTGAGAATGCTGAGAAACCTACATTTGTAAGAGTCATTGAGAATAAAGTTAGGCTGTCTTCTGTAGATCAAATAAAAGACTTTGTGCTTACCTATCTAATTAAGAAGGGACAAATAAATATTTGGAATCATTGCTCTAGGTCACCTTATTTATTCTCTGAGAATCATCTTAACATGATTGACTCAGTTAGTCTTAAGATGTTGCAGGATGGTCATGACTTCTCATACCTACCATTTCTTAATGGTGTTGTTAAAGTTACTAAGGATGAGTCTAAGATGTTAAGCTACATTGATGTTGATGGCTATATTTGGGAGAATCAAATAATAAATAGAGAATTTCACCTAGTCAATGACTTTGCTAATGACTTCTTAGACTTAGTGCAAAAAGTATCTAATAATGAGACTAAGAGAATAGCTGCACTACAATCAACACTAGGTTATTTAATTCATGGCTATAAGGATAGAACAAATCAAAAGGCAATTATCTTTAATGACCAAGAAATTGATGAGAATCCCAATGGAGGTAGTGGTAAGTCTTTAATGTTGACAGCTCTTAATCACATTAGAAAGACAGTCAAAATAGATGGTAAGCTCTACAATCCTACTAAGTCAGATTTTTTATATCAAAGAGTCAACTTAGATACTCAGATTCTTGCATTTGATGATGTAGTTAAAAATTTTAATTTTGAGCAATTATTTATGATAGTATCTGAAGGAATAACTGTCAATCGCAAAAATAAAGATGAGGTGTTTATTCCATTCGAGAGATCACCTAAGATAGTCATAACTACTAACTATGTTATTCAGGGTGCTGGAGGCAGTCATGATCGTAGAAGACATGAAATTGAGTTCTTTCAGTATTTTAACTCTACAAATTCTCCTCTTAAGCATTATGGCAAGCTATTGTTTGACCAATGGAGCACAGATGACTGGCTAAGATTTGACAATTACATGATTAAAAATTTACAGCTATACTTAAGAGAAGGATTGACTAAGTCAATAGGAATCAATGCCGATGCAAAAAGGTTTATTCAAGCTACTAGCAAGGACTTCTATGACTTCATTAGTGAGAATGAACTTGTTAAAGATGTCATGTACTATAACAGCGAATTATTAAGCTCATTTGAGGTAGATTATAATTATAAAGACATGACTCCTCAACGTTTCTCTAAATGGCTACTTGAGTATGCTAAGCATAAAGGCTATAAAATAACAAAAGATAAAAATCACAAAGGCAGATACATAATTTTTTCAGAACTATGATAATAAATTACAATCAACAAGAACAATGGAGGTCTGAGAGACTTCAAAATGTTAAAAACAAAATAGTAAGCTATTGCTTTGATGAAGAAATCTTTAGCATAACTGACCATAAAGGTACACTAGAGGTAGAATGGATGACTCCCAATCCACATAAAGGATTTATAAATTTACTTAAAGAATTTTGGGAGCTTGAAAATGAGCACTTAGTTGAAAACTACTACAAATCGAAAGCAATATGACCAAAGAAAACAAAGCTAAACTCAAAGCATTAGAGCTTGAGATGATGATGGCTAAGTCCTCAATGAATCCAAAGTACTTAGCACTAACAGAATGGTCTGATAACTCAGCTAACAGCCTGACTAAGTCAATAATATTCTACATCAATGCTACTGGCAATCAAGCTGAGAGGATAGGTAATCAAGGCCAGTATAGAGAAGGTAACAAGATACAAGTAGGAACTGGTGAGATAGCTTACACTAAGCAGTTACCTGGTAAGTGGACACCAGGACAAGGAACTAAGGGCACAGCTGACATCTCAGCTACTATCAATGGCAAGTCAGTCAAAATAGAAGTAAAGTATGGTAAAGATAAACAGTCAGATGCACAGAAACAATATCAAGAAAAAATAGAGAGTGCAAAAGGGATCTACTACATTGCTAGAGACTTTGACACATTTGTTGAATGGTATAATACTTTGATATGCTGAAAATAGGAGATAAAATAAAAGACACAGAAGATGGTGACTGCTACTTTGTAGGTGACGTAGTGAAGCTCAATACATTTGGTGGAGTTGAATACTACAAAGTAACTCAAGTCATTTGGAATGGTGAAGACTATACAGATGATGATTACATTGGTCAGATAATTGAGCCTAAATGGTGGTACATTCAATTATTTTTATTCTAAATAGTTGCACAACTAAATAAAATTATTACATTTGTAAACAATTAAATATATATACATGCAAACAGAACCAAACAAAGTGCCATTGTGGACTAAGATTCACAAGGCAAAAATGAGCATTGGTAAGGTTGTTAAGAACAGCACCAATCCTCACTTTAAAAAGAGCTATGCTGATATTAACGCATTGCTAGAAACAGTTGAGCCAATCCTTCACGAGAATGGACTGCTCCTATTACAACCTATCCATGATAAGATTCTGACTACTCAGATAATTGACATTGAGTCAGGTGAAATGATTGAAAGCTGGTTAACACTACCTGACAACATTGATCCACAAAAAATGATTAGTGCAACGACCTACTATCGTAGAGCAACTTTACAATCACTTTTGAGCCTTCAAGCTGTAGATGATGATGGTAACTCAGTCGCATCAGCAACTAAGCCAACGCTAACAGATGACAGATTCAAGGAAGCTCTTAAATCTATTGAGTCAGGAAAGTACACAGCAGAGAAATTAAAATCAGATTTTTTATTAACCAAACAACAATTACAAGCACTATGAAATGGCATCCATCATCACTAGGTAAACTTATGACTGAGTCACGCACAAAGTCAGAAGTATTAAGTCAGACTACTAAGTCTTATATCGCATCTAAGGCAAAAGAAGATTTCTATGGCTACAATTCATTTGTATCTACCAAAGCAATGCAGAAAGGCACTGACTGGGAGCACGAGTCTATAGAGTTAGTTAATCAGATTAGAGACTCATTCTACATTAAGAATGAAGAAACTTTTCAGAATGACTGCCTAATTGGTACACCTGATATCATCTTAGAGAATTCAATTATTGACATTAAGACTTCATGGTCACTTGAGACTTTCCCAGCTATAGCAGCAGAAGGAATAAATAAAGACTATGAGTGGCAACTAAGAGGCTACATGATGCTTTGTGATAAGCAATCAGCTGAGCTAATCTACTGCATGATTGATACAGATGACTTTCTACTTTCAGACTGGGATAATAAAACTATCCACAAAGTATCTCACATTGACCCTAGAAAGAGAATAACAGTGCTAAGGTATGAACGTAACATTTCAACAGAAGAAGCCATTAGAGAGCGTCTTTTGGCTTGTACTGAGTACTACAATGAATATTTTGTACAATTAAACTGTAAATAATGGAAAGTAAATACTTTATAATCTATGCTGGTATATCTCAGTGGGAACTTGCTAGAGATATCGGTGATGGATTATCAGAACAGAATCATAGATGGTGTATTAGCTTTGTTACAATAGACTTTGAATTAAAAGTTAAGAGAGTAACTCAAGAAGAATTTAATGAATTTAACAATTTAAAAAGAAATAAGATGACAGCAGTAGAATGGTTAGTTAAAGAATTAAACCTTGAAGGCTATGATTATACAGTTGAACAAGCCAAAAAAATAGAAAAAGAGCAGATAATGAATGCACATTATGAAGGTAGTGAAAATTACAAAAGACAATACTACAACGAAACCTTTAAAACAGAAAAAAATGATACAATTAAATAAGACATACAGAAACGACACTAGAGAGCAGTTAGTGGTCCCTACTAAAGCAACAAAGAGCATGGTGATTTATCAAGTAACTCAAGCAAGCTCAGATAATAAAATAAATGAATTCAAGTGCACAACTGCAAGATTTTTAAACCTATATAAATTAACAAAATGACAGAAAAAGAATTTTATCAACATGCAATGCTTGCTGCTCC